GATACTACAGTAGATGTAGACTTCTTACTTATGGGTTCTGGAAAATATGGTGAAGATAAGACCAGAGCACTTGCAGAGAAGTTAATTGCTGTTGCTGATATAAGAAAGGATGCAGTTGCATTTATTTCACCTTATAGAGCATCAATGATAACTGATACTTCTGATGAAACTGCAGCAACACTTTTCAGTGATGCTGAGATAACTCAAAAGGTAGTTGATTATTATAGCACAATATCATCTTCATCATATGCTGTATTCGATAGTGGATACAAGTACATGTATGATAGATTTAACGATAAGTTCCGTTATGTCCCATTAAATGGTGATATTGCAGGAACTTGTGCAAGAACTGATATCAATGATTTCCCATGGTTCTCACCAGCAGGAACAGATAGAGGTGCTATTCTGAACGCAGTAAAACTTCCATATAATCCAACCAAGTTACAAAGAGATTCACTCTATTCAAATAGAGTAAACCCTGTAATCTTCTCACCTGGAGCAGGAATTGTCCTATTCGGTGATAAAACTGGATTTGCTAAGAGGTCTGCATTCGATAGAATTAATGTTCGTAGATTATTCATCTACCTTGAAGATGCTATTTCTGCTGCTGCAAAAGATTTATTATTCGAATTCAACGATGAAATTACAAGGTCGAACTTCGTCAATATCGTTGAACCATTCCTCCGTGACGTGCAGGCTAAGAGAGGAATTCAAGATTATGTTGTAATCTGTGATGAAACAAATAATACTGCTGCAATCATCGACTCAAATGAGTTTATTGCAGACATATACATCAAACCTGCAAGGTCAATTAACTTCATTGGTCTAACATTCGTTGCCACTAGAACTGGCGTTTCATTTGAAGAAGTAATCGGTTCCGTTTAATTAAATTAGAGGTTTAAAAAATGCCTTCACGTCAACAACAAAACACTATTCCATTAAGGAAAATTAGTGATTTTAAAAGCAGACTATCTGGTGGTGGTGCTAGACCGAATCTCTTTGAGGTTGAGCTAGCATTCCCAGATGCTGTATCCATAGCAAATGATGTTTTACAGAAGTCAAGATTTCTTGTAAAAGCTGCTGCTCTTCCAACATCAACCATTGCTCCAGTAGATATCCCATTCAGGGGTCGTATTTTGAAAGTTGCTGGTGACAGAACTTTCGAAACTTGGACAGTCACTGTTATCAACGATACTGACTTTGCAATTCGTTCTGCTTTTGAAAAGTGGATGAATGCAATCAACAAATTGGATGATGCTACTGGTCTTACAAATCCAGAGACATACCAGAAAGATGCTCAGGTTCATCAATTAGATAGAGATGGATCTGTTCTCAGATCTTACAAGTTCTGGGACATTTACCCAACAAATATTTCAACAATAGACCTAAGTTATGAAACAACTGATACTATTGAAGAATTTACAGTAGAATTCCAAGTTCACTGGTGGGAAGCATTCAAAGGTAGCGGTGCAAATGCTGGTGGTGAAAATATCAGCTAAATAGTGCTATAATAGTAAGATAAAGCAATTATACGATGGCACGACTCTTTGGATTCTCCGTTGAGGATAAGGAAAAACAATCAAAATCTATAGTCTCACCCGTACCTCAAACTAATGAGGACGGGTCAGACTTTTATATTTCTAGTGGGTTTTACGGACAATACGTAGATATCGAAGGAGTATATAAAAACGAATTTGATTTAATTAGAAGATATCGTGAGATGGCACTACACCCTGAGTGTGATGGTGCCATTGAAGATGTTGTTAATGAAGCAATTGTTAGTGATTTGTATGATTCACCAGTTGAAATAGAATTAACAAATTTAAATGCAAGTGATAAATTAAAGAAAATTATTAGAGAAGAATTTAAAACTATCAAAGAGATATTAGATTTTGATAGAAAGGCGCATGAGATATTTAAGAATTGGTATATTGATGGTAAATTAGCATATCTAAAAGTTATAGATCAAAAACATCCTGAAGAGGGTATTAAAGATTTAAGATATATTGATTCACTAAAAATAAGATTTATTAGACAGGAAAAGAAAAAGAATAGGGATCATTATATTAATGTTGCTAGTAATAGGGATAATCCTGCATCTTCAATAACTCCAGACCTTGAAGAGTATTATCTTTATACTCCTGCACCTGCGTATCCATCAAATGCAATAACTGGTGGTGGTGGAAGTAAAGGAGTTAAAATTGCAAAGGATGCAATTACCTATTGCACATCTGGGTTAATTGATAGAAATAAAGGAACAGTTCTTTCATATCTCAATAAAGCAATTAAGGCACTTAATCAGTTAAGAATGATTGAGGATAGTCTTGTAATTTATAGATTATCAAGAGCACCAGAAAGAAGAATATTCTATATTGACGTAGGTAATCTTCCTAAAGTTAAAGCAGAGCAATACCTTAAAGAGGTAATGTATCGTTATAGAAATAAGTTGGTATATAATGCTAATACTGGTGAAGTTAGGGATGACAGAAAGTTCATGTCTATGATGGAAGACTTCTGGTTACCACGTAGAGAAGGTGGTAGAGGAACAGAAATTACAACACTTCCTGGTGGACAAAATCTTGGAGAACTTGCTGATATTGAGTACTTCCAAAAGAAACTTTATCGTTCATTAGGTGTTCCTGAGTCTAGAATTGCTGCAGAAGGTGGATTCAATTTAGGACGTTCATCTGAAATATTAAGAGACGAATTAAAATTCTCTAAATTTGTAGGACGTTTGAGAAAGAGATTTGCTCAAATGTTTAATGATATGCTCAGGACTCAATTGATTCTGAAGAATATTGTAACACCAGAAGATTGGGAATCTATTAGAGAGCATATTCAGTATGATTTCATCTATGATAATCAGTTTGCTGAATTAAAAGAAACTGAGATGATGAATGAGAGACTAGGAACTCTTGCCACCATTGAACCTTATATTGGACAATATTATTCTAAAGAGTGGGTACGTAGAAAAGTCTTACGTCAGACTGATAGTGAGATGATAGAAATGGATGAGCAAATAGAACAGGAAATTAAAGATGGTGTAATACCAGATCCAGCAGCAATTGACCCTATAACAGGAGAACCATTACCTCCAGAGGGTGAAATGGGAATGATGGGTGAAGTCCCAATGGAACCAGAAATTGATGGTGGAGTTACCAATGCACAGATGCAAAAAGACACCAAGAAGGCAGAGATATAAATAAAGTATAATAATATATTAATAAAATGGATGAGATTATCGATTTGATTGCGACTGATTCTAGTTCTTCGGATGTTAGTGATAAGATTAAAGATCTTTTATATACTAAAGCTGCAGATAAAATAGAATCACAACGCGCTGATGTTGCAATGTCTATGTTCAATCAATCTGAGCCAGAAGTTGAACCAGAAGTTACAATTGAACCAGAGGTAAAAGAAGAAGAATGATTATCAAACCTTTAAGTCCAGAATATGCAGATGTTGCAGATGCAGAGGTTGCTGCTGCAAGAGTGGTAAGATTAGTTAATACTGGAGCAACAGAAAAAATTACTATTGCTGGTTCTGTTGCATCGGAATTAACTTTACTTGCTAATACATCTATTGTTATTCAAAAGGAAATTGGAGCAGCAATTGCTGGCACAGCTTCAATCAAAGCAACCATAGTCGCATTTACAAACTAAAATGAAACTCATTACGGAAGAAATATCTAGCGTCAAATTTATCACTGAAGGTAAAGGCGCTAAGAAAAAGATGTATATTGAAGGAGTCTTCTTACAAGGAGACCTCAAAAATCGTAATGGTAGAATGTATCCAGTAAACACTCTTACAAGAGAAGTTGGTAGATACAATGAGTCCTTTGTTCAGAAAGGACGTGCTCTTGGTGAGTTGGGACATCCAGATGGTCCAACAGTAAACCTTGATAGGGTTTCACATAAGATTACTTCTCTTAGACAAGAAGGTAATAATTTTATTGGTAAGGCACAACTTCTTGATACCCCTATGGGTAAGATTGCAAAATCTTTAATTGATGAAGGTGTAACTCTTGGAGTTTCTTCTCGTGGAGTTGGTTCTTTAAGAGAAGATCGTAATGGTTGCAAGGTTGTTGGTGAAGATTTCATGTTAGCAACTGCTGCTGATATCGTTGCCGATCCTTCAG